TTTATTTGTTGTAGTTTGCGATCGCCCCGTAGAGCGACCGCTTCTACAGTTTGATTAATTTAATCTTTTTTCTATATTTGCATATATTTCCATACCTTCATCAGTTTTAAACCAATGTGCTAAAGCTGTGTATGGATGCTCATCAAATGGAACTGTCATTATAGGTCTATCATTTGATCCCCATAAAAAGTTTCTTTGATCTGGTGACAACTTAATAATACCAAGCTCTACAGCTTTAATACCAAAGTTTCTAAGTTGAACGTTATCATCAGTAGCTAGTTCTAAGAATAAAGCAGGATTATTTCTAGCAAACACTAGTAAATCTCTTTTAAGTTCCTTAGAACTCATCTTAGACACCTCAGAACCTTTCTCTACACGTATTATAGCTTCAGCTAAATCTATATCCATATTTCTAGCTATAACTATTGCATCTGCTTCTAACTCTAATATTTCTATTTCGTTAGCAGCTTGTTTCGCTGGTTCAAACTCTGTGTATAATTTATTTTTATGCGGGTGATATAAAGATAAAAGTTTTTGTAATGTAACTTTGTTTCTAGGAACTAATAAAACACCGTTTCTAAAAACAATATGTTCTAATCTTTGATCACCTTTCATTTCATCAACAAATACTGTTTTTTGATTTGAAGTATATTTCAACTCTCTTTCATAACCTTTTTCTTCGTCAAAGTAATATATATCAGAAGATCTAACAGTGTAAGATAAAGGTTTTTTACCACCTTTGATAAAATAAGTTCTATCTTTAATTTCCCAACCATCTTTTGCGATAGCGCCTTTAGGTTCTACTCTTTTAGGTTTTGCTGTTTCAACTACTGGAGCTTCAACAACAGGCACCTCTGCCTCTTGTGTTTTTTGTTTTTTTGCCATAATATAATATATAATAAAATTAATAAAAAGAAAGGGTCGAGGCCGAAGCCTCGATCCTTAAAAATAGTTTACTGCATTAACATAAAGTTGTTAGCACCTTGAGTGATTAAACATCTTTCTGATAAGTAGTGTACTTGCATTACATCTAAACCTGTAGTAGCAGCTCCAACTGAACCAGTAGTCCAAGTCTTCATTCTTCTATCATCAGTTTGAGAAGCTCTGTAACGTACGTGTAAGAAAGGTCTCTTCATACTTGCACCAACAGTTTGGTCATAAACTGAAGAAGTACCAGCAGGAATCATGACCCCTCTGATAGGATCAACAGCATTTCTACTATTAATACCACCTCTTGTAGCTTGGTCATTTAAGTATCTGAAGTCAGACTTATAGAAGTCATAAGAACCTCTTCTGAAACCAGTGAAACCTAAATTTAACGCCATGTCTTCAGAGTTGTTAAATACTCCGTAAGAAGTACCACCAGCTCCGTAAGAGTTCATTGAAGCTAACATATCGTCCATAGCTAAGCTAGTGTTTCTGTTAATAAACATCATGTACTCTTCAATAGCACCTTGCTTGTCAAACTCAGCTAAGATCGCATCGAACTCAGCTAAATCAGTTCCAGGGTTAACACCAGTTACACCAGTAGTTACGTTACCTCTAGTTTGTATAGCCGCGAATAAACCTTCAGTACCAAAAGACTCACCAGCACCGTTAACAGTACCATCAGCAGTTGAAGAACCTGCAATACCTAAAACGCTTTCTAACATTGCCATTTCAATGTAATCAGTAAAACGTGCTCTAGTATCACCTTCAGCTTTTAAGTACCATAGGTAACCGTTTTGTCCAGCTTCGCCAGATATTTCTACCCAACCAATTTGTGAAACGTCAGATCCTGAAACTTCGTAGTAATCCTTTAATATAATAGGCTTATTAGTAAAAGTTTTGAAAGAAGGCTCTACGTTACCAAAACCATCAGTTGAAGAAGCAGTACCTCCTTGATCGTTAGTAGCTTTACCAAATTCAGAACCAAAAACTAATAATGTACATGCGTTTGAAGTACCAGTACCAAAAGCAGTAGCATCATCAATGTTTTCTACTTCATAAGGTTTACAAGTTACATCGTTGTTAGAAACAGCAGTTACTAAACATTTGATAGCACCTTCTGAAGTTGCTACAACTACCATGTCGTTAATTCTAACACCATGCTTGTCAGTAGCTACAGAGTTACCATCAATATCAGTAGTAATAGAAACAACACCTGTAGTATTGTTTACAGTACCAATATAAGATAAATGTAATCTACCTTGCTCAGACCATACAACTTGATCAGATGTCATAGCCTCTTCAGCCCCAACTTGTGATAAGAAACCTGAAATAGTTCTCGGTCCGAAAACTTCAGCTTCTTTTTCCATTAGGTCTGGTAAATATTGTTGCGCCCAACCAGCGGTTGCAGTCGCAGTAAAATCAATGTAGTTTGAAGCTAGTGTTGCCTTAACCGGAGCTGGAACACTATTTAAACTACCTGCGACCCCGGAATGCCCAGGGCCTGGATTTGAAATTGCCATAATTTTTTAATTTTAAATTAGTTATTTATTTATTTTTAATTTTAAACTTAAAAGTTGGAGAAGTGTCATCGTTAAGCACTCTTACTTTAGGGCCGCTTGTGTTATCGTTAGAAAATGATTGCCTTGGATCCATACTTACGTTTTTTGCCTTAGCAACACTATCTTTCATAGCATCAGCTTTACCTTGCTCGTAAAAGTGTTTAGCAATAGCGTCGGGGTTCATAGCTGTATATAGAGATTTATGATAACCTTTAGCGTCTGACATTTCGTTATTTTCATTCAAGAACTTCTTGACAAAATTATTAATGTCGCTTTGTGCTTCTTTTACCTCACCAGCGTTCTTCACATTAAACCGATATTTTTTATCACCGACGTTATATTCAAAACCTTTGAATTTATCGTTAAAAACTTGTTGAGTTTTTAATTTAAAAGTATTAGTTTGTTTGTCCGCTATTTTTTTAGTCTCTTCCGACTCTTTGTTGTACCTATTAAAAAAGTCCCAAGCTTTCTGTTGTTCAGGTGTTAACCTACTTCCAGCTTTAACTTCTTCATAGTATTTAGACTTTTGCCCGTCTAAGTGGCTTTTAGCGTTAGCAACTTGCTCTTTCAACGCTATTTTCTTTTTCTTTATTTCTCTTTCATCATCTTCGTCTACATCATATGAAAATGAATCTTCTATTAAAAAGCTTATTTCGTCATCTGTTAAATGCTTTTTAGTTTGTTTATAGTATTCTCTTAATACTGTCATATCATCGTAGCTAGAATAGTCTTGATTAAGACGTACGTAATCTTCTAAACTACCACCAGTTTCTTCCATAAAATCTACAACTTTTTGTAAATTTTCAGGTAAAGCTTTTCCAGTTTCTTTAGCTTCAATTATTTCTTCTGCTAATTCTTCAGTTTGTTCTTGAACTTCTTCTTCTGTTATTTCTTCAATAACGGGTGTTTCATCTTGAACTTGTTCGGAGACTTCTTCTCCGGCAGGTTTTTGATCTGTTGCTTCGACGACTTCTTCGAGTACTTCTTTGCTAGCTTCGGATTCGTCGCGTACAGGAACCTCATCTGTGCTTTGCTCTGGAACGGCATCTTCTTGTTTTTTTATTGGGTTATTTAAATCAACAACGTAATCGCCGTCTTCATTAATGTTTGATGTTTTAGTTTCTTCAACTGGTTGTACAGTTTCTTGTGTAGTTTCTTCAACTACGTTTTCATTGTTTTCTTCCATAATATAATATAATAATAATTAATAAATGTTATCTAGGATCAAAGTTGCCTAAATCAAATCCGCCTCCTAATATATCATTACCTGCAGACTCAAAGTTTTTAGGTGGTTTTGCGCTTTTTCTTTGATCTATAAGCTCGCTTTGTTGCGACGCTTGTATTCTAGTTCTTTCGTCTTTACGATCTTCTTTTTCTTTTTCTCTAGTTTTTTGTCCTTCAACTTCTAAGTTTTTAAGTTGCATGTTCATCATAAACTCTAACTCCATAAGCTCTTTTTTATACATAACCTCTTGAGCTTGTTTTTGCGCTTCTAACTGTGCTCTCATTTGTTCAAGCTGTGCTTCTGCTTGTGCTTTAGCTTGGTTTTTTTGAACTTCAAGTTGAGCAGATGCTTGTTGTGTCTGCATGTTAGCTTGTGCTTGCGCTTGTATATTTTGTTGTGCTATAGCTTGATCTTTTTGTTGTTTCTTTTTTCTACGTATTTTAAGTAGTTGATTAGCTAGTTTAACGTTTTTAATTTCTCTAAGATCAATAGCATCTTCTAGCTCTATACTTTGCTGTTGTAAAGCCATTTGTATATTCTGCTCTAACATAGCTTTTTCTTCTTCATCAGGTTGCAACTCTATAAATATACCAAAGTCATACAAGTGTAATTCTTTCATTTCGTTAAGTGTAGCAACATTGTGAGCTCCTATAGCTTGTATAAATGCATCTGCAGTTGGCGAATATTCTAATATGTCAGATATTCTAAGTGATAAACACTCTGCAGTTTCTGCTGTTAAAAACAAACCAGCTTGTAATATGTGTCTTGTAGCTGTATTAGAGTTAGCGGCTGCTAATTTTTGTACTCCAACTAAAGCGTTTTTATCTGGCAAACTACCGTCTCTAGCTTCGTTTAATCCGGTAGTATCTCTTATCATTTGTAAATAATAATTGTAATTACCAATTAAACTTTGCATTTTAGCACCACCGCTACCAGACTGTATTTCTTGTATTGGCACTTTACCTGGGTTCATGTCACCTTCAGAAGTAAACGATCTACCAATTACCGAACCTGTTTGGAAGAACATATTTAAAGCTTCTTGTGGATTATAGTTTGTACCATTACCTAAATCTATTTCAGCTAAACCATCAGCATCTAAGTAAACACCATCTGGCACTAATCTTGACATTACTTGCTGTAATTTTAAATGCGTTAATTGTATCATATCAGCAAAACCAGTTATTCTGCTAACTAAACTTTCTATTCTACCTTTATATACTTTTGGCGCTACAATAGAATAATTCATTTTTACTTTAGTAAAATCACTCTTTGGCCTCATCATGTTTCTAGCCATTTCCCATTTAAGTAGCTTGTCTGTGCCTAATATTAACGCACCGTCGTATAAGCACTCTATTGATCTATGTAGCTTGCTAAAGTTTTCAGCGTTTTCTGGTGGATTAAAAGTATCGTCTTTAGCTAATATCTTTTCAGCACCTGTGTTAGTTTCTTTTACTTTATAAACTTCGTTCATATATGTTTTATAATTAAAATATAAAACTTGAACTTTGTTATTATCTTGCTCTGAATAATTATAACCTTGATTATAATTAGTTTTATCGTAATACTTACTTTGTATTATTTCTTCTAAATCTTCTTGTTGTAAGTGTGGAAACTGTTTTAGTAACTCATTAACAGGTATATTTTTTACTTCGCCTACATAATATATATCATCAAAATAAGGTGATTCAGTATATGAATAAACTAAATCAGCTGGATCAACATAGTCGATAGTAACTCCTTCTGAAGTATTGAAGCCTGTTTTTACAGCACCAATACCTAAAACTGTAAGATCATAATAAAATTGCTTTTTAATAAGCTCGTATTTATTACCTTCAAATAAAACATTTAAAGCTTGTTCTTCAGCTATTTCAACCGCTTGCTTATAACTAAGCTGCATGTGTAGTTGTAATTCTTCTTCTGAACCTGGTAAAGTTTCAGGGTCATTTTCTCTTATATCTACACCAAATGCTTCGTCTGCAAAAGCAGCTAATTCTTTACTTCTCATATCACCTAGTATAGACTCCATGTATTGAGTACGTTTTTCTACACCGTATGGATCTTGAGAATATGCTTTTATATCATAAGTTCTTTCAGCAATACCATTTACAACTATATCAACAAACTTAGGTATAATAGGTACTGGTTTCCAGTCTAAATTTAAATAAGATAAATCACCGTTTATAGATAATTCATCTTTATATTTCTGTATTGATTGCTCACCTCTAGCATATAGTCTAAGGTTATGAAAGTTGTTGTGATTTGTTTTATATCTATTACTACCTCTTTCAGTATGAAACCACTCAGCTTCAATAGCTTTAGCAACTTTTAAACCGTAGTCAT